CTTATAATACTCATCGAGCACAGCGCCCCGGACATCCTGCGAAATCTTTTGAAAGGTCTGTTCAAACTTAGCGGCCGTTTCAAGGTTTATCGCGTCGAGCGAGGGCTCGTCCAGCTCTGGCACCAAGGCAACCGGTACTTGCTGCTTTTCAATGGTGCCGACATCGTCGATTTGGATTTTGGTATCGACGTTTAGCAGCCTTTCGAGTTCTTCTTTCGCCGCCTTGATCGCGAGACCGAACTTTTTAACGTCCGTCTCAGTGAAAGCCTTACCCTGCGCTTCGCCTAACTCCTTAATCTTAGCTTGTAGCGCGTTTACTAAGCCTAAGCTCTCTTGTTTGGCCTTAGCGTCGGCGTCCGCGTTCTTTTCTGCATCTTTAGCGATCAAACGGTCGATCTCCCGGCGCTCTTCGGCATTCAACCGGTACCTGTTGGCGACTTCGGCTAGATTACGCTTAGCAACTTTGACTTGCGTATCGCTCAAAGGGTCGGCATTTATGTTACCTGCAAGCGCGCGCTTTTGCTCTTTTAAAAATGCTTCATTTAAGCGCCCGTATTCCTTGCTGAGTTCCTGACGGCGGACTTCCAAGAGGTCTTTTTCCATTTTCAGCGCCGAAATCCTAGCGTCCCGGTCGTTGTCGTAGATCGCTTGCCGCTCTTTGGTTGCTTTACGTAGCAAGGCGGTTTGCTCTTTTACGCGCTCGCCTACCCCCTCAATAGCCGCGCCCTTAGCCGCTAATTCGGCCTCCTTACGCAATTGCTCGCTACCTTTTATGAATCTCGTTATTCCGGTTACCGCATCCCCGATTACCTCCACGAAGTACGACAAGGCCCCGCCGCTGCCATTACCGATCGTTACGAAAAGTTGGTCGAATGAGTCGCCTAAGTTCGAGATTTGCCCGCCCAGGGTTTGCGAGATAGCGGCCGTCGATCCGCTGACCCCTTCCAGTTTGCCTAAGGATAAAATATAGGCGTTGACCGCTTCCGAGGTCTTAGCAATGGTTTCGGTTTTGTTTTTAAAGGTAAACTCAATATTGTCTCCTTCTTTTTTAGCCCGAATACCAAACTCTTTTAACCGCTCGAACTCAAAGCTGTTGGCGTCTAGCACAGCCTCGGTTAGCATATCAATTGACTTACCGGAGGCGTTGGCTAGATCGGCCAACTGCATGAACTCTTTTTGCGTCGGCTTAAGGTTCATGTTGGCGAGCTTAACGTAACTGTTCGTTAGCTCACTTACCGAAAAGTTGGTCTTTGCCGCCGTCCCGGTTATCTGCTGCATGGCAATGTCTGCCGCCTGCTGGCTCCCAAGCACGTTCGTAAGGACGGCCCGATATTTTTGGAACTCGGAGGTTATCTCAAGAATCTTGCCGGTGGCCGACGAGAGGCTATCCAACGCAAAAGCGGCGAGAATACCCGCCCCCAGGCCGGAGATAGCCCCTTGCAAACCCGATATGGAGCTGCCTACGCCGTCAAAACTACCTTTAGCCGCCTGTCCCGCGCTCTTGAGCTTACCGGCCGCGTCTTTACCCGCGTCGCCTAGCTGACTAACCGATCGGGCCGACGTTTGCGCGCCCGCTTGGGTTGCCCGGAAAGCCGCGCCTGCGGTCTGGTTTAGCTGCTGGAAGTCCTTGACCGCCTCTCGTTCAGACGCCGATAGGTTACGAAGGCCCGCCTCCGCTTGCTTTAGCCCGCTCGTATCCGAAACGAACTTAATTCTGACGTCTTGAACTTCTCCGGGCATAGCTTACTGTTTTTTCTCCGACTCTGCAAGGATGTAGTCGGTGTACTGGTGATACTCTAAAGCGGTCATTCTGCGGATAGCTGCAATTTTTCCAGGGTCTCCAAGCGTGATTTTAGCGTCGAAATGGTACTGCTCTTTGCGCCCATCTTCTGCATAATCGGCAATGCCGACCGTAACCGGCCGATTTCCTCTAGGTTCATACTTTTTGTATAGTCTAGGATAGTGTCGAGCAAAGTATCCGGGCAAGGCAAGTACGGTCTTAGCGGACTTTTCAAAAAAAAAGCTAGTACCTCGCGGTGGCGCTTCCAAATCTCAATTTTCGCGTCGCCAACCACTGGATCGTACGTATAGACGTTCTCCTCGTCTGTAAAGAACCACACGCCAGCCAGCTTATAGAGGAGCTGAACATTGCCCATGTAGTCGAGGCGTTGCGCCAAGTACTCGTTAAGGGCGGCGGCGTGGCTTAGTTCGCCTTTGTTGAGGAACTCGCGGACTTTCTGGCAATGGAGCTTGAGAAATTCACGGTCGACGTTCTGCTCCATCTCCCGGATTTTGTCCAGAATAGCCATATACCGTTCGTAATAGACCATTGGGCCGTTCGTAAAGCAATAATACCGCTTCCCCTCGCAGGAAAACGCGTATTCCACGTTGTGACCGGCCAAGGTCGAAAAACGAGTCGTATAAACCTTATAATAGATTGCCGGTACATTCTTCTTGAGCCAAGTTTTCATTATTCAGCCGCTTTAGTTGGATCGTGCCTCTCTAAATAGCAGGATTTGAACTGCAAGGAGCAATCAAAGTTCGATGCGTCGGACTTTACTAGCCACTTGTGATAACGCCAAGCGGGAATCGCCTCGAAATGGGGCGCGTAAACCTTCTCGTAGTATTCAATTAACAGTTTTTCGTTTTCAGTGAGTGGTTTTTCCATTATGCACGATGAATTACAACCGTCCAGGGTAGAGGTACTATAAGGGCAAGGAGTGCTTTTTGAATCGCTACCGGCTCCAACTCACAAGTTGCGTAATTACCGGCTAGTGTTAGGTAAGCAAATTCGCCCGACTTAACGGTCATTACCCCAAACTCTTTTAACCGCTGGAACTCGCCAATTGATGCGTCAGCTACCGCTCGCTTAGCCTCTCCAATGGGTCGGCCGGCATGTCGAGCTAGCTTTTCGAGGTTTTCGTCGGATATAATCGGCTTAGGGACGGTTCGCTCAAAGGGCTCCGCTTCGTGACTAGGCACAATCTTTAAAAGAAGCTCCAACCATAAGTAATTAACGCCCACCGACAGCATCCACCACCATAACCCGGCATCGGTTAGGACAACAAAGAAGAACGAATGAAACCACACGGTTTGGCAGTAGGGGCAGAGGCCAAGGGGTTTAGTTAGGTGACGCTTCCACCGATCCTTGCGCCCCCAACTGCGAATATAGACCGTTTGCAGGAGTAAATACCACCGGTGGAACACGTGACCGGGTAGGTAACACATTTGCAGAAAAAGCGCAAAGCCTGCGGTAAACAGGCTAAGGCCGATAAGGTTAAGAAGCGTGTTACTCATCTTTTTTTATTCCAAACTCCTTCATTCGTTCATAATCGCAAAGCAAAGAAAGCTTATCGAACGGACTCACCTTGTCGTTATCCTCGTTAAACGTCCTTTTGGTTGAATCTTCGCGATTCATGCGCTCAAATGCTGCTTTTGCTAAGTCGAATGCCTCTTTATAGGAGGCGAGGTACCTTTCCTGTTGCTCCAAAGAGAAATTATTTAGACCAACTAAAAGCGGCGGCTCAACCGGGCCTTGTATCGCATCCTTTAGCAACCTGGCTGCCTCCACAAAGGCGCGGGCCTGCTCCATTAATTCCGGCCGCTCCTCATTCTGGAACTCATAAATCAGGGCTTTCAGCCACTTAATTTGACCTTTACGGGTATATTTGCGGTTATTCATCCTATTCGTTGGCGTCAAAAGGCGTGTTTATCCATTCGTCGAACGTTTTTTTGCGCTCTTCCTCCTCTTTTTCATTACGAAAACTTTCGAGGCTTTCGAGTCGGGCCTCCAAGTCGGCTATTGTTTGCTTAAGGTTGTTTATTTGGTTTGCCGCCTCAGTCATAAACTCAACCTGTCTGGACGCGATCAGTATTAACTCTTGCACCTTATCCGACAGTCCTTTTTCAATCATTCCCATTGCTATTCGTCGTTTTTGGTTGGTGGAACATGTAATGCCCAATCAATAGGCGGAAATTTCGGCAACATATCTAAAACCTCCGGCATAGTAAATTGCTTAGACTCAGCTTTAACCTCATCCAAGGTTACTGTTACCCATTTGTCACGATGCAGCCTCAGAAAGATACTCTCTACATGTGCTACCTTGCCCGGATCGGGAATAATAGCTAAGTCCGCGTTCGGAAACATACGCCCCCCAGGTGGAAATTTGGGGGCACGATTGAGGATTTGGCTCCTCAAAAGCATTTTTTGAGACATTTCGAACACAAGGCCCAGCGCCTCGTAAAAGCGCTTTTGTGCCTCTTCCTGTTCGGGACTAATTGGCTCTTCCATGCTTAACGGATTTACGGCCTTGCAGCCAGTGAGAGCGGCGAAGCTCCACAAGGGATAGCGTTGCGCGAGAAACTGGATGCAGACCTACATGCTCGCTGTTGAGCCAGTGGGAACGGCGAAGCTGCATGAGCTCTTCCGCAGTGAACGAACCGCCGCAACCGCAGCTCTTTTTTCTTGAGTTTTTCATGGTTATTCGGATTCGTAGGTTAGCGTGTAATCGGTTGGATAATAAGGAAATGAACGCTCAACATTAAAGTAAAGACCATTAGAAATAACTTGATACGGCACTAAAAGCGTATCGTTAAATACTTCCAGCTTAAACGGAGAACTATAGGTATTAAGCAGGCGCAAAGGCAGATCGGAAAGAATAGCCGGAAGGCCGGGCGTTGGCGGCTCAACAGTTGGCGGCACCTCTTCTCTATCGTCTAAGTAAACCGTAACTAAACCAGATGCCGGAACCAGCTTACGAACGCGGTACTTGTTGCCGCGCGGGTCGCTAAACACTACCCAAAGCAATTGCCCCTCGCGCTTAGTTGAAAACTGCAAATCCAACTGGGTTAAGCAGTCGGGAATCATTTTATTAACCCAACTAGCGACCGTTTTGCAAACAATAGGTTCCTTTGGCATAGAGCAAAGATAGGAAAGAGCTTGATAAGAGCAAGTTTAGGGCTAGTCCCAGTCCTCCTCATCGTCCTGGTCCACTGTTTCGGGCGAGTGAGGCGGTTTAAGAATGGTGTTAACGTCGGGCATTCGGTCGGCCCAGTGCGCGTTAATGTGGTAACGCAAGGGGTCCAAATGGTGGGTCAGCTTCGGGTCTTTCTTGTTGATAGCAAACTTGTTGTTCTCTTGATCGACTTTAACCTTCTTAATATCGTTTATCAAACCCTTGCAGCGGGGACTAATCCGTACGCGGAAATGCCTAAATACGTAGTTGCAACGAACATAACTTGAGAAATGCGTCGGGTTCGACTTAGGCACCTCGAATTGTTCGAGGCTCAGGTTCAGGAACTGCTCTATCAGCTCGTACCCGGACGCGTTGTTAGTGCTGGTTGCCGACCTAGCCCGCCCGGAGGCGTCACCGTTGATTATGTAGTTGGCGGTCGGGTAGTTGGCCTGTATTTCCTCGCATAAACCCTCCAAATCGTATAGCTCAGCGTGGTATTCGTCCAGTACCCATAACTCTTCCTCTATATTTTGAATCAAAAGGACCGTATTAGCGATATTAAAGTCGAAACTCAAGAATAAATCATATCCTGGTCGGTATTTTACCGGGGTTACGTGTTCACTCTCCTTGAAATATTGCAAAAACGTCTTGCCGTCAAAGCTTACGTATTCGGCGGCGTACTCTTGGTTCCACACGTCAGCCGGCAGTAGCGACTCCATCCTAGCCAGCTCTTTTTTCGAGATGAACGGGTTGGCGTCCGTCGGTAGGTGAAAAGAGGCCCAATCCTCTTGCGATAGGCTCAGTTGGTCGAGGGCGTAAAAGTCGTTCTCACCCCTTGGCGTGCTGCCTAGCCAGGCGCTACCCTCGCGGTCGGTGAGTAAGGGCAACAGTACTTGCTCAAACGTATCCTTGAGGTTGCGAATCATTGCCGCCTCATCGACGAAAATAAGGTCGTAGGCGTTACCGCGCGGCGCGTCGGGGTTCTCAAGGCTCCAAAAGTCGAATATGCCCCCGGTTTCTAAGACAAGTTGCTTGAGCTGGCTGTCCGTCTGAAGCGTGATTGGCTTAAGGATGCGCTTAACGGTCTGCCATTGCTTGCTGAGCATCTTATACGTTGGCGCGAAATAAGCTACCGACATACCTAACTGCCCGATACCGGCCTCGCCAATCGCTCCGTCGCATAATAGCCGAATCGCAAGCGTGGTTTTACCGAACCGTCGCCCGCAGCGGAGGACATTAAAGCGTTTAGCCCGCGCGAATACGTCAAGTTGCCCGCTGTGAAGCTTAGGAATAGTGACCCCGACTTTACCGCTTTTCTTCTTAGCCTTCACGAACAACTATTGTTCTAGTGGCTCCGTCTCCCTCCTCATCGTCGCGTCTCGCGTCTTTGTGCTTAAAGTTCTCGCTATCCTGATTGTTCAAAGCGTACATAACCGCCGTTACGTTTGGCATAACCTGTCGCTTTACTTTCTTCATCGACTTGAGCTTCGGCTTACCCTTACGGTCGGCTACGTACTCGGTGACGATCTCCTCGTATTCGTGTACGTCTAAGAGCTTAGCCAGGCCGCTATGTGCCATTTCCGCGAATGCTGCGACTCTCTCCTTTCGGGCGGCTTTTATAGCTTCTAGAAACTCCGGCTTATCGTTCTGCCAGAAATAAAAAGTAGAGGTTGCAATTCCTACCTTCTTGCATATGTCCTCTATCTTGTAATTACCTGACTTATAGAGAGAGATTATCTCGTCTGCTAGCTCCTCGCTGTAAAGTCCCATATCGTTTACTCCTCTGTTAGCCGGACTTGGTAGCCTCGGTCGGTTAACTCCTGGTAGGCAGCCTGGCGGGCCGCGCTCGTTTGAAACGCTAATATAAGCTCAAAAGTACCATCCTCCGTTCCTTCCCCTTCCGAGTCGCCCTCCTCTCCTTCTTCTTCTAACCAGTCGGCCGGCAGAGGGACGCCCCAGTCGGCTAGCGGTAAGTCGCTCCACTCGTTAGCCAGTATGTCAAAGTCCCAGGAACCAAACGCGCCGTTATCCTTGATTATTACCTCCCGCTCCTGCTCCTCAGTTAAACCGGACAGGATGATTACGGGAATAGTTGGGTATTGTAGCTCCAAAGCGGCCCTATAGCGCATATTGCCGCCTAGGATGATTAATTCCCCGGTTCGGTCCGAAACAAGCAAAGGCCGGGCCTCTAATAGAGTCGGCGTCTGCTTAATCGACATAACGAGGCGAGCGAAGTCCTCGTCTTTGATGAATCGGGGGTTTTCGGGGTTAACCCGTACCGAACGAATCGGTAAATGGTGGATCGGGTAAGGCATGGTTAACGTATCCATTTCCAACGAACCGTAAGGGGACGCGGGCGGGGTTCGTGGATCGTTTGGGTTGGCTTTTGCATAACTACGAAGGTAGTAAGGATTTGCGAACTTGCTTTAAAGCAGATTCTCGCACGGCCTTTAGTGCGCCGGTTGACTTTAGGAGTGGGTACTGAAATAAAAGGTTTTCTTCCACCTTATTTACCAAATTAATAGGAGAGCGTTGCTCAAGGTGATAGTAAAGCACCTTAGCGGCTTGATTGGCTCCGATTCGGTGGCTCCGGGCGCTATAATCCATTTGGGAAAGCTCAGCCTCAAGCTCAGCAAAAACGGCTACAGTTAGTTCTATAGGGTCCACAGGATCGTAAGGAGAACGGGCTACACGATCCAAATGATTTACAACCGCGTCACGTATAAGCGTGCTGGTAATAGTCTTGCCCTTAAGTTGCGGCAAAAGTAGCCTTAAATGCTCGTTCATAATTAAGGTTATCAATTGGAGTCTTCTTCAATCTCAATTATTGATATGTGAGGGTCTTCGTCAGGTCCTCCAACCCAATACTCAGCCATTGCTTGGTAAGCTCTATAATACCCGCGCCCGTGCTCAGCCTCATCTTTAGATACAATTACCCGACGCTCAGCAATAGCCCGCGCGTCCGCCTCAGATTCGGCCTCTATAACCGTCTGTACGCTGTAGCAAATGACGCCTAGCAAGTTGTACTTAGGCATATTTGCTCAATTTAGCGACGTAATCCGACCAAGAATTTGGCTCTTTCATCGACGAGTTAGTCTTAGCTGAAAACTCTCGGAAGTCAATAAGCAAGTCCAGGCAACCCGAAAGAATACAAACCCTAGTAACGGGCTGATTTGAGGGAATTTTATGGCTATGAGAACCCGTTACGTCCTCATAGGTGCTGTGAAATTGACCCGGAAAGTCCACGTCGTAAATTGTTGACTCACCCGTTAATGGGTCGGTTGAAACTGCCTTAAGTTTTAGCATGATCTTCTTTTAGTGATTTACTCCCAAACTGTTTTCTTAACTAAGAACCCTTTGCTTTTACAAATTGAACAAGGCATATCGTAACCACCCATAACGCCAGGACTAGAAACAAAAACAACACCCTTGCCTTTGCAGTCCCAACAAACTTTACCCCCTCGGTTTATGATTTCCTGCCGCTTAGTAGCCTCTTCTTTGCTAAAGGTTTTAAAACCGTCTGAGCATTGGTAGGCATCAATTTTAGTAACTCCTTCCATATTGTTTCCGCAGTAAAGCAAACACGTCTTTCCAAGAGGGCAAAGCCAGTAGTATCTCTTCATCGGCCGGCAGCCCTATAAACTCTTTAATAGCGTCCTTCATGGCTTGCGCCCCCTCGTAATCCTCGCTCTCCACGCATTCAACCAGCACGGGCAAGAAGGTTATAGCCCATTCCGCCTTGCAGTCCGTTCGCACGAAAACAGACGGGTTGTTAAGCATCCAAAGCGTATGTTTCTTAACCTCCTTATAGTGCCTTTTGTCGAATGCCATACCTTTACCAGCCGTCCCAATAAATTTAGTTGCGCGGGGAGGACTCGAACCTCCAACCTGCCGGACGTCCCGGTTGCTCTATCCATTTGAGCTACCGCGCGAAACAACAGAGGCAGGATTGGGTACCTGCAAGAAACATTTCCGGGAAACCAACCCGCTGGCACCTTAACTTACGACCCGTCCACGCTCAACTGTGGTTAGCAGCCTTACGCTTACATTCGCAATCATTGCTTAGCCTGCCGTAGTTAATTACGCTTCAACATAACTAAGCGAACTCGGTTGTTTCACGCCTCGCGAGCGCGTCTTTTTCCGCCACTCTGTTGTTTAAAGCGTTGTCCGCTTTGGGATGCAGGCCGGAGTCGAACCGGCAGCCTACCGGCGTCCCGGCTTCTCTTTCCCGTGAGATACTGCATCCTTGGTAGTGTGGGCAGGACTCGAACCTGCAATGTACCGCCGGGACCTGTTAGGAGTTGAACCTACCTTCCTGGATTCTTGGTCCAGAGCGTTTACCAATTCCGCCACCACACTATAATGTGCCGTCTTTCCGAGCTGTCAGAAGTCGCATGCATCTTCCCAAGGCTTGACCCCAGCACCCTTGCATATCCGTCTTTCCGGCTGTCAGTTTAGGTTATTCTTATTTAAAAAGGCGTTACATAACCCAAACAAAAAACGCTCGCCTTGGATTGCATACCGGGCTCGAACCGGTGACAAGGGCGCGACCCTTCGCTCTGCCACTGAGCTAATGCAATCGTTTTTGATTAAGAAATATAAGAGTCTATTTCGCTAACCTGCGGCGCATCTTCGCTCGAAACAAGCAGCATTTCAGATGCCGAGGCTACGCAAATCTTGTAATCAAGGTAACTAATCCGAACGGCAACTATATACAAATCTCGGCACTCCTCCTTTTGGTAAATAAAGCCCTTTTGCCCCACCAATGGGCCGTCAACCAGGAAAACCACGTCCTTTTTCTTAAACCCATCCTTTGGGGAGCGTAAGGTTGTCTCAAATAGACCAAGTCGGACAACTGCGTAACAAACAGCAAATAACATTGCTACAACATAAACAGCCGAAAGGATGCCACCCCAGGGACTGAGCATATGCTCCGAAAGCAAGTGAAACACAAACAAAGAAATTGCAAGCAAACCAATAGGCACCCCGAAGAGAAGGACATAGGGGATAAGTTCACCGAAATAATGAAGCCCGCGAGCGCGCATGTAACGCAACGTATCCTTGTGATTCACTGATTTTTAAAGTTTAAAACGTGAAGGCAATGGGTAATAAGGACGCTTAAGGTTGAGAAAATACAACAGCCCCCGAATCAAAACAAGGTAATCAAGGGGCAACTTTACTCGTCTCTCATCTATACCATTCATACTCTCTATTAGGATAAAAAAGCAAGGTTCAGGCTCGACTAAACGCGTAACGGTAAAATTTACTAGCTCTCCGTAAATGGTCCTTAGCGTTACCTTGCCTTTGCAGTGTTCGCTATCTTTATAACCCTGTATAGCAGACACAAAGTCCACAATCCCGCGCAAAGGTGTATTATCAAGCTTAGCGTCCGGGGGTAGTTCTAACTCAACGTATCTGGTTGGCATGGGGTAGAAAGTTAAAGTAAGCCTAAAATTTACGTTGCCGGTTGTACTTCTCCTGCTCTAACCTGGTTATCCGCTTTTGTAAGGAGTTAACGATCAAAACCAGCACAACAACGGCCGAACATAGGATGTATACCATATGACTCATCGCTTGAAAGGGTTAGGGGCGCTTAGGTAAGTAGTAATGACGCTTATAAACTCGTCGATGTTGTTAGCAACCTTGCAGCAATACCCCTCCTCATCCAACCTCTTTAACATCGCCCGCTGCTCCTTGCTCGGTTTGCGGCCCTGAACCTTTAACTCAACGAACAAGCCGGCAAAGTTGCCCCTCGGTGCGCTTAAGGTGAAGTCAGGTACGCCCTTCGTGAACCCCATTTCCTTAAGCTTGGCAAGCTGCCGGGGGCTTAGGTTAAGCTTTACGCCGTTAATAGAACCCCAAAGAAGCTCCTTTAACTTCGGGTACTGAGCGCAAAACCAACGGTAACAAACGATTTGAAAGTCCGACTCCTCGTGCTGGTTCTTCCTGGTTGATACCGAAGGAATTACTTTTTGCTGCCGCAACTTGACCACCAAGTCCCGGTTCGCGTACAGCTTACGCAGCAACTCCAAATGCTCAATTTGCGGTATACCGGTCGCTCGCAGCTTTACGTTAATCTCCCGGTTCTCCCCCAACAACCGCACAATCTCTTGCGCGTTTTCCAGGTTAGAAGGAGCAACGGAGGACAAAATAAGCTCCTTAATACCCTCCGCCGTCAGCTTTGGCTTGAGTGGCTCCAGCTCCGGTAGCGGCTTGCGGTACATGTTCCTGTACTCCTCGGACGTGATGATCGGTAAGGGCATAACTAGTTGCTTTCAACAGGTAACGGTTCGTAACCCAAGGGCTTTATTGCCTCTAGTAAGTTTTGAAAGTTGCGGTTCTTTAAGTTGCGCTTTTTGTCAATAAACCGGTAAATCGTGGTTGAGCTGACCGGCAGCTTCTTCGCGATAGCCAGCAAGTTCAAAACCTCGCGGCGCTCGGTTATCCATTGTCTCGCGTGCTCTTGCTGGCTATCCTGCATACTCACCAATTACGCGGCTACGGCTACAACGTCCCCGTCTGCCTCCAACACCTTACCGTCCTGCTCCACTAAGTTAGCGTCCCAGCCGTTGATAATACAGAATTGGACCAGCTCGTCGTACGTAACCTCCGCTTCGTCGGGGCTGTACTTCTTGTTTTTGACAATATAGGTTTGCATGTTGGTTGGCATAGTAAGCGGGGATAGGGGTGAGAGTGAGAATATATTTAGTTTAGGGTATAAAGTTAGACCTTTTTCCTGAACAAACAAGGGGTTGAGGTAGAAATTTATACTTTTTTACAACAACCGATCAATGGCTTCCTGTAGCTGAAAAGCTAAGTTGACCTTGTAGGCGCGGCACTCCGCCAGGTATGAACGCAGAGAGCGTAACCGGCAAGCCTTTACCACATCGTGTTTAACCGTGTTACCTTCGCTCGCCTTGGCGCTTAGCTTTTCCAGCTCCTCAATACAAGATCGGATCGCGTTCCGTTTCTCTGATCTTAACTGCGGATTGCTGGCTTTGTAGGCAGCTTCAGCTAGTGCTTTAGCTTCCTCCTCCTTCCATATTGCCGCCTTCTCTTCGTTAGTGATCCTAAGCAAGCCGACGCGCTCCAAAAGCTTGTAGTAAATGCTGTTTGGATCGTCGAACTCGTAGGACTCGTCCGCTAGGGTTTGCTCGTAGTGACGAACCAGTCCGGCCGCTACGATTTGCAAGCTTTCCTTTTCGGTTTTCTCTGGTTCAGGCTCCGGCTTGCTCGCGGCGGTTAGCTGCAAGAAAGCCTCCGGCTTGGTTGTGGATACGTAGGCTTCTAACCATTGCACCAAAGCGGACGGCGAAAAGAAAACCACTTCCTCCGGTCGCTGCTTATAGCGCCCGTTTAAGCCACGTTCCAGCGCTTGGAATACTTCGGCTGGGGTGAGGCCGAAGAAATGCGTTCTAAGGTCGCTAATAATCTGCAAAGCGGCGTATAGCTCCTCCTTGTCGGCCTTGCCTTTGTGACCAAGTCTTACTTTGGCCGTCGCAAAGATGTTACGAACCATCTCGTTCATTCCTTCCCGCGAGACCTCGCCTATTCTTTTGCCTTGCCGCACCGCTTCCAGTACTTGGCGCGTGGCGGGAGTAAGCGAGGCCGGCAACGCCGCCGGCAAGAAGTCTAAACTACGGGCGGGCAGCAAGCACGGGCCGGAGTCGCGATCGTTTCCGTCCAACGCGGCCAAAGCGTCACTCGTAGTTGTGATTAGGTCTTTGGAAAATGTCGATTCCATTTCGGATAAGAGAGTTTATTTGGTTGCTTACCTCCTCTGTTTGGGCCAGGCCCCCGGTCTTAACAGGCTGAGTATATGTACGGGAAGCTTGTTTTTCAGACCTAATTTTAAGCCAACTTAACATGGTTTTCGGAGCGGATACGTATTTTTTATTGAGGTCGCGGTAGTTTTCCATATCCTCAAGCACCGACATACAGCTTTCCATGCCGTACTTGGTTTCCATCTCGAAAAAACGCTTAGCCGTTATCGTCTCCTTCATTGCAAGTACTCGCGGACAGGATTCTTTGAGCCACATTTCCACAACGGGCCAACGTTCCGCCTGCTTTACGGTCAACTCAACATCGCAGCCCCCCCCCGTGTGTGCAGCGCCTATACCCGTTTTAACTCTTGACGCCTTTGCTTTCGGTACTGGTAGAATATCTTCCTGAAGAACAACTAAAACCCCAGTCTCTAATAGCCCATTTTCTTTTTCCTCAACCGAGACTACGGCGTCAGCCGGTGACGCCTCATTATCCTTTATACTTTCCTTTACTTTACTATTCTCTTCTTTACTTTCCTTTACTTTACTTTGTGTACTTTCTGCCGCGTTTCTGCTTGGTTTCTGATTAGTTTCTGCCGCAGAAACTTCTTTCTCGTATCTGGAAGCCATTTTTTGACGCTTGGCAATTACGCTAGCTGCCCTCTTTTTGATGCCGTCAGAGGTTAGAACGCGGCGCTCAGCGTACGAAACACCGCAAAAGCAACCTACCCGAACGGCATAATCCAACATTTCTGCGAATTTATCGGGAGTTACTTCTACTTTTCTGCTTAGTATCTGACGAGTTTCTGCGGCAGAAATATCAAGCTCAAAGTTGGGCGTTCGGTAGATGCGTTCTAGGAGAATGAAATAAAAGGCGTACCCGTCGTTGCCGTACAACATCCGCAAGCCGTCGATCTTTTCGTCGTTGCTCGCGTCCGTATCGTGTGGGAAGTAGTCCATTCCCTGTTTTTGAGGTCTTGCCATTAGGTTAGGAGGAATAAACCAAGCAGAGCGAGAAGCACAGCGAGAATAAAAACCAATAGGTCTATCAATTTAAAGCTTAAAAAAACCTTGAAATCGTCTCCTGGCCTCTCCTTACTGACTCGTACACCTAAGCGCTTTAGGTTTTTGAACATGGTTTTAGAAGTTTAGCATTTTGTAGTTAGAAGCGTACTCTGCAAGCCGGTTTCGCCGCTCTCTCAAACCGAATTGCTTGGAGTCAATAAGCTTTATGTTAAGCTTTTGCAGGTCGTTAAGCAGCCTAAGCTCCTTTTCGTTAAGCTCGTTACGCTTGCCCCCGTCGAAACTGCCGTACACTAGGCTATTCAAGTACTTAATCTCCTTTTGAAAGACCAACGGATCAGCTCGCTTGGCAAAGTATGATTCGTAGTTTTTGGCGATTGTCTCGCACATTTCGCGGTAGTGGTCTCCGGCCTGATTTCGGAACTCAATTAAGTTATCATAAGTCCACTTGATAACCTGTAGCTCGAACTTTGGAGAAAGCCACATTGCGAACTTAACGAACAAGTAAGGGTGCATCCAGGTACCGCCGCCTTTACCCCGGCTGGATTGGTAGGTTTCTAAATGTGGGGAATTCCCTACATTTATAATTTCCGCCTCTAGCTCGCGTATGAAGGCTTGCGTATTGTTATTCTCCCAGAACTCCGGCAACCGCTTGTGTACGGTGGATACCGAGTTGAAAGCCGTAAGAAGCTCCGTTGCGTTAAAGTATCCGTCCTTCGTTCGCTGAGTGACGGTAGCATTAGACATGAAGGGTCGCTTCATAAGTTGGTTTGTTTTCATATGCTTTATGTATTTAATATTGGTAAATTTAGTAACATTACTACAAAAAGCAAACAACATGAATAAAATAAAAGCGACCCGGAAGCCGCTTCTATAATATGCTTTGAAATCAAGCTTACCTTCCTCTGAGCCTCCAATTATCTAGGAATGCACCAAGGCTTGAATAAGGTATCCACCTACCGTTAACACGAACGCTAACGCGGAACCTGTCGATAAGAACAATTAGCATGTAAGCCGCCCCTGTGCGAAGGCCCATAGAGCCGTTTTCGCCAATAAAAATCATTTCTTCAACCATAGCTATTCTACCAGTTCGTAAGGACGCCAAGGGAAAGGACCGTCCGTTCGCCACGCCGTTATGTTGTGATCCGGTAGGGACCACTTACGGCCGAATTTGTTCGGCTGGACTGAGTAATTAGACCATATTTCGATACCGCTAAAGTTTACGAGGTACCAACCGTCTTTGCTTGGTAGAGTGGATGTAAGCATCCATTTAGGATATTTAGCCATAATTAGTCGCTTTCTTTTCGGATAAACTGAACTTGATTTAGATACAATTCGACGGAAAAACCGTTGTAGGCTTCAACCGTATATAATCCGTCGTGAAGTGAATCTACAATTAAGGTTCCGAAGTGGTCTTTAAGCTCTCCGCTGGTAATCAAAACCTTCCATTTGTTTACCGGCTTACTTTCGGGCTCTACTTCTTGGGCTCTTAAGAAAGCGTACCAAGCAAACAAGGCAAACATACCGAAATAAGCAACAGCCAAATACGGCTTATAGGGTGCTGGTGGAACAAAATAAGCGATTGCCGCTATACCAAAGACAAGGGCCGAAAAGAACAATGAAACATATAATAACGGAGCAGCACGATACCACATTACCTTGAGTGCTTCTTTGTGAGTCATAGTTTTAGAAGGTTTAAAAGCGTGTAAATAAGTTTAAAGGCAATACCGTAGATTGCCACTATTCCGCCACCTAACAGGCAAGCGAGAGCGGCCGTTGCCAGCCGGTTTTCTTCTTCGTCCTCGTCCATTATTGAGCGAATAAATCAAGTTGAACAACCGCTTGCCAAGCCCGCTCAGCGTAAAGCTCGTTTAGCTTCTTCCATATCTTCCCGCGCTTCATGCGAAGGACGAATATTTCCTTTTTTATCGCTTTCCTTTGTTCTGACGCGCTCTCGTCAAAGTGGCCGTCACCTTTTACTTTGGCTAATTCCAAGTGAAGAGCTAATAGTTGCCTTGCCGTCGTTATCTCCGCTGCCTGTAGTTCCGGTATTTTTTTCATGATTTGCCGACGAATTTAAGTTGGTATTTAAGTAGCCAATGCCGCTTGTTATTGATGTTCACAAAGTAGCGGTCGCCGTCGATTTGATTAACGATGCCCACTTTGCCTTTTAGGTCGCCGGTAGTTACTTCTACCTTATCCCAAGCCTTGAGTTCGCTATTCATCTTTGTAAGGAGTAAAAGCCCATTTTGCTAGCCGTTCTCCTATGGTCTCAGCCGAAAAGCTCTCAATTGAGATCATAGTATGAGGGTTGGGCCAATAACCGTGTAGACAATACATTTTTGTGACCACGAAGTAAATAAGGATAAAAAACCGGCCGTTAACCGTCAGACAGGCGGAGGGACCTTGGTGCTTGCCGTGTGATGGGTTGGCAGCAATTTCCGACCAAACCGAGACCTCCACCTTTTGGCTTGCTATCGTTAGCGCCTCGTTTATGAACATGTTTTGGGCAATGAGTGCTTTTGGGGTTAGCTTGCCTTCTTGCTCAAAAAAGCCTAACGTTTTATTTTCAAGCTCTTGTTTAGCTTTACTCGTAAGCCTCGTTGGATCGTTTGCCTTGTCGCAATGGTCTGCCGGAACGCTTTTGCTTTCCTTTTCTGGCTCGTTTTTTGATCGCGCTAAAACCATAAAATTCAGCCACTCGACCTTGAACTCGTATTGCTCCTCGGTCATTATATTAACCAAGGAGACGATTTCGGCGCGCTCGTCCTCCTGAATAAGCGGGTTAGCGGCTAAGCGAAGGATGTTGGCCTTTTGCTCAACCGAGAGTTTTTGACCTTTCATTATCTCTTTTACGGACTGCTTGACGGCTTCCGATTTTTCGTTAGGTTTTGGGTTCATTGGATGGATTGTTTGAGATGAATTTGAGTTGCTTTACCCTTTCTATTTGCTCCCTAAGCCAAACCTTGCCCGGTCGAAAGGGACCGTTTACCGTCCGGTCCCTCTTTTCGTAGATGTGCTTAAAAATCCAGCTAATTTTCAGGCGCGGTTTCTGATCCTTCCAACTGGTGTTGTAAATCCTATACTTATAGCATCGCTTTAGCTGCGCGCGGTATGCCTTTTCTTTTCGGTCTTTCATAAGGTTAAATCGGCAGAATGCCGCACTCAAGCGCAGCGTAAAAAGCATCTTCAACCGTTGTGTAGTGGAAAACCATCTGCTTACCCCACTTGTGAGCGTAAGCCCGGAAGCCTAAGAAAGCGTCCTTTTCAATGCCGCCAATCCGGTACCCTTCTTTGAGTACGTAGGCATGAGTCCAGCGCAAACCGCCGCCTGGCTTCTCGCTTACCTCTGGCTTTTCCAGTAGCTCTAAGTCGTACTTTTGCCAGCCGTTCGTATATGCCTTATTTAGTAACATGGTTTATTGAGTTTTTAAGGTTAAGACACTTAGGCAACCGGAGGGGTTGCAACTTCTACAATTTCCGCTCGTTCACATCTAATTTTTCCGTTCGTATCGTAGGGCACTACAACGCCAGAGAGCCATTCCCAGCGAATTAAGATTTTCCATATTTTGCCGGAGTAATGACAGCTAACCCAACTATAAGGGGCTACATTGATACCGCAGCCGCAATCGTTAAACCTGTTCCAATTTACGTTTTCGCTTATTACGGCCCCTTCTTTAATATCCCAGTTCAAGTTCGGGTTGAACTCATCTCCAAAAGTCTTATAAGCGATCATGCCCTCGGAAGTAAACTCAAAGTTTTCTTTGAGATAGTCGATAGCGTTAGGCATGCTTCGCGCTCCGCTAAAGTCGCACTCTGAAATTAAGGCGCTAACAAGCGTTGTTCCGCAAAGATCGGCGCCCCGAAAGTCGCAACAAAGAAGGGCCGATTTAGTGAAGTGTGAACCGTCTAAAATGGCATCCGTAAAGGATACGCCCTCAAGCGATGCTAGCGTAAATGTTGCCTTGGTTAAAGCCGAACCAATAAAAGAGCATGCGGCCAATTGAGCTGAACGAAAACTTACATTAGCTAAGTGGCAGTTATTAAAACGAGTGCCTGAAATGTCTGAACGGCGAAAGTTGCTGCCAGCCAGATTTGATTTGTAGAAATCCACATCTTGAATATAGGCCCCGCTAAAGTCGCACCTAATAAAAGAAACATGATTCATGCTTAAGCCCTCCAAGCTAACACCTTTGAGGTCTAGGCCCTCAAATTCGGCCCGCTTGCCCCGTCTTTTATCGACCAACCAGGCGTTGTGTTGGCGTATGGTTTCCTCAATGTCGATTGGAAACTTTCTGCGCTTTGATTTCTTGAATGCGTGTGCCATATTGAGTTGTTTTTCTTCTTGAGTGCTGAATATGCCCGGCTGTTTCGGCCGGGTTTATTTTTTTGTCCGTTTAAGAAACTTCCCGGAAAGGCCGGCTTAATGATTCGCAGGTCGCATTTGTGCTTAACTCAACCATTTTATTTGCGTGGTACACTATCCAGTTATAGTAATGCACCTCGTCCGTATACTTGTTTTTAGCCTCCACGTAATCGCTGTAAGCAGCCTCGTAAGTCCTAACCTTCTCCGCCAAGCTTTCAATAAAGCTTGGCGGGTCGTATAACTCTTTTTTAATAGACTCTTTAACCTCTTCGGTAATGTGAAATGTTTTATCTTCCTCGTCGTAGCATCTTTTATATATAGTGTTTTCAAAGTAATTCATACTTTGCCACCATTTAGGAGATATTGGCCGATTGCCTTTAAACCACTCCGGAACCGGTCCGGCTGTCGCGGCGTGAATGTCCCATTTTGTTACGGGTTGAGAATTTAGATCAAACATTGTTATAATAGATTTAAGGGTGAAAGCTTGATTCTATCGGTACAGGTAAAACAGGTAGTCCTCAGCCGTTACCTGGTAGGAGCTGGCAAAATAGTCAGCACATAGGAGCGTAGCCTTGGCAAAAGCGCCCTCCTGTACCGGTATACTTGGCTCGCTGTACTCAATTCGAGGGGTAGCTCGGTCGATTTTTACCGATACTCCGGGCCGGTTTTGCTTGAATTGTTGAGCGCCGGCTAGGATTTCAGCGCGTTTTGTTTGGGTTGGATTCATGGGCTGAGGGCTAAGAGGCTAAAGGGTGAGGTTTAACTAAGCGCGCTTAATAAGCCATTCTAGCGCCTTCTCCGCGTGCTGGAAAGCCTCTATCGTAAGCCGATTGTAAGCACCGCTTGCGCCTTTAAGGAACGCAGCGGTTTTTTGCGCGGAGAACTTCGCGAATACATCCCCAGGCATTACCACGGCCTCGGACGTAATGCCCGCTTTCTCCGCCTCTACCATTACAAAAGTTTTCAGCCAGTCCTCGTTTTTCTGAAAACCGCCTTGCATGCCGCCCAAATCGGCTAGCCAGCGCTTGGCTTTGTGTTGCTTGGCGAACTTAATTACGTCCAGCAGCACGGCCTGGAAGTTACCGGGAGTGCCGGCAGCGCCTTCCCAGTAGTCGCAGATAAGATTTAGTGAGGCGTCGTACCATATTGAGGCATACACTCTACCAGCAGCGTTTTTGAACTCAGCCAGTAGTACGGCATTAGAAAGATGACGGGGGGCTTTTAATAGGGTTTCCATTGTTTTTCTTGAGTGAAATAGTGAGAATTAAAGGGAAGAAATAATGAGTGATTAGCGAGGGTTTAGCGCGAGCCCAAATGCGCCGGTCCGGGTGCGTCTAACGTCGTACTCGTAATGGGGTCGGGCGAGCTTCCAGCTTTCACCCCGAAAGAAATGTTCCAGCGGTAGCGAGTCGGAAAGGACCGAGCAGAGCCGAAACGGGGGTAAAAATGGGCTTGATAACGGGCGTTTTCGCATCTTAAGAGGGGTTTGTTAGCCAGCAAGAAAGCCGGGCTAGTGTTGAATTTTGCAGGGGTAGAAAAAGGGCGCATCGGGTAGAGTGTTTAGCGGTAGGTTTCGTAATCTTCGGTAGACCAGGCTACGACCTCGCCGTTTTGGTCCACTATGCCGGCAACGTACAAGTCCAGGTGTTCGAGGTAGACGTTATCCTCCTTGAGCCGGGCGGTGAAGTCGTTGTCGCGGCACATCTCGACAATCTCTTTGTAGCTGCCTTGCTGTGGATAAAGGCTGTAGCGGTCATTTATGATTGTGTACTGCATGTTGGGTTGCTCTATTTGTTCTGAACAGGGTAGTTGGCAATTAAACCTATAACAAAGACGCTAAATCCAGTCTCAGCCTTTGCCAAATCCTCTATCTTCCGGATAGTAGCGCCATTGGGTATTGTTGCAGCGTCTCGGATCGCCATTGCAACCGCTAAAGTCACCTTGCAGCCATCCATTTTTACTAAGCGATCCACAAAGGCGGACCATGAATTGCGGTCAATATCCAACATAGGCCGGCGGCTTTGGCCTTCCTTGATTATCCGCTCTACCTGGGCTTTAAAGTCTTGCATCTTGAGTTGTTTTTCGTTGTTGATGAATCAAAGGTAGTGTTGCTTTTGGCAACATGCAAGACGTATAAAAATATATCCTTACATGTACCTTACATTAAGGGCGCATTAGTCTGGTTTACTGGTCTTTTTTGATTCCTCGACCTGCAACCGCAAAATGACGTGCTGCGGAATGGGCCTTATTCCCTTCTCGAAACGATAAATAGTAACGCGGTCCTTGAGACCCAAAAAACGGGCGAACTGCAAATGGCTCATTTTGAGGGCTTCACGCTTTGCTTTAAGCTCTTGTGCTGTCATTTTTATGTTTTAAAATAAAGGCGGCAGCCTCAGCGTTTACGGGCGAATAGCCGTTTTCCATAGATGAAATATGCGAGGCGCTATACCCCAGCTTGTCACCTAGCTCTTTCTGAGTTAGACCTAAGCGGCGGCGGGTTAAAAGTAGCTCCTCCGATTCGTGGTTAAAATAGTATCCCGCCTTAAACGGGTAGGTCGCGGACTGCGGCTCGGTTGGTTCCTTGATGGGTTGCCCGTTTTTACTCATAACGTAAGCAAACAAAGAATCATACTGACTAATCAAACCTTCCACTTTCGCTTTCAAGGCCGCCGTTGATGCGTCGGTATACTCTTCCGCGTCCTCCTTGATAATACTGAGTAATGCAATTGTAAACCACAGTAAGAAAGAAAGGAAAGCGTGCCAAGCGTCGAGTCTACCACAGACGGGCATCATAATCATTGAACCAACAAGTACCATTACCTTCCAGGTATATGACTTAAAAAAAGCGTTTATTGATTTCATGTTTTTAGTTTTCTTGAGTGAGTGATTCGTCCTCTTTGGTTGGATCATCTAAGTAAAAAAGCATCTCGTTTAAAGTGCTTTTCAAAGCTTCATGCAGCGCCGCCGCGCGTTCGGGTGTTTCGGCGGTATCCGATGCGTGGCTGAGCAAATGCGAGAATTGCGAACTAGTCAGGCCGGCCTTCTCAGCAAAGGCAGACTTGTTTATATAGTTGCCGTAATCCTGCATCCATCCGCGCCAACGGGCAAACCAAAGCTTATGAGCAGCAACGGCCATTCCATCTCGAAAGCGAGCATATAGGATCGTTCGGAAGTCTTCGTAAACCGCATCATAAACCGGCTGAGTAAACCCAAAGTTGTACATCTCATCTTCATTAGTGTACATAGCCTCAATCAACCCTTGGTCGTATTCAGGAAGCGTGGTTTTGTCCAAAAGCTGTAACAGGTCTTCCTTTAGAATATTCTTGTCTAGCGACTTGTGACCCGCTAAAAGTAGCACACAAGCACAGCGCGCGGCTAAAGCAATAGTTTCGTCTTCCATAGTTAACAGCCGCAATAATCGTTTGACCACTCCCCGCCGTTCTGCTTGCATTCTCTGTAAGAAAATGGCACACCGCATTCCCAGCACGTTTTCTTTTCAGCCTTCGCGTAGGCGGCTTCCGATTGAGGGGGCGGCGCGACGATCTTTTCCTCATCAACCCAAAACGTCACCGGATCGCGGCCGAAAGATTCGAGCTGAACCCGGAATTTACCTTCCGCGAACTTGCTAGGTGTCCGGTTAAGCTGCTTGTAAGCACCAAGCTTGCCCGCTTTGCTCACGTAGCCAACGATTTTCGTTTCCTTATTCATTGGGTAGACGGTAAACGCGTTGCTTTGTCTCATTAACTAGCTTAACAGCCTCCGACTGCTGGCCGGGGTTCAAGTGCCAAACAGCGACCTTTGACTCGGTAACATGCGGAAACTTTCGCATGATAAATTCCAAGTCGTACCGGGCATCAAATTCCTTATTCCAGAAACCGTTACAAAAGTGCTGCACCCAGGCGTAAAGTTTCAGCTCGAAAAGCGCTTGTGGAGAGGCAATCGGGCCTTGGTTGTCCTTTTCCATCTCCCAAACCTGACCAAAAAAGGCATTGGCGGCCGCGTTGCAATAATCAATATTCCCCCCTTTGTCATGAATAAACGTTCTAGATACGGCAGGTTCATAAATTAAATAGTCCGTATCTTCCGTACTACGCGAGGAACCAAGCTGCCTTAGCGCCTGTCCTCCGATCATTAGTTGTTTTTCGCTCTTTTTCATGTTTGTTACGGTTTTTCTTTTTGATTTAATGCGCTGTTAGGTGTAAAGACCATCAATCTAAGGCCGATAACGGGACCATGTTCTACAGCAACCTTTAAGCCCGCCTTCACTAGCTTGTATAAATTTTCGCCCGTCTCCAAGAAGCTTGTCGTAGGCAACCCTTTCTCGTTGCTTTCAGTATCCCCCATTCTGTCGGTATCGTACCAAATATCAGTACCCATAATTTCGGCCACCGTAAAGGCGTCGTCACCGTAAGCCCAATTAACCACCTCGTCCCGCCAATGGGGGGAGCTTTTGATCCATACGTTCCGAATGTCAAACCTAAAAAGAACAATATGGTCGGGCAGCAATCGTTTGGCCTCTCTCAAAGCGACTAATCTATCGTAGGCCACAATTAAAAAACCGAAATAAGGTTCATGTTTGCCGATTTAAGCCGAAAGGCTCCCCGCTTTGTGTAAGACGCCTGATCCAACGCCATTTCGTTGTTCATCCACTTTACGCGGTAAGATGCGTACATATTAGGATTAGCGCTGTAGAGGAAGATGAAACCTCCCGCAATAATCCGCGTGCATCCCCATTCGTCGGCCTGACCCTTCAGGATAGACTTAAGCTTGCGCGGGCTAGTTGTGCCAAATCCCAGCTTAATTGCCTTGGTAACTTCTTTCTTTAGTTCAGCGGCGGAAACGGTAGCCATTTGTTTTTCTCTTTTAGTATGAATCAAAGGTACTGTTGCTTTTGGCAACATGCAAGAGAAAAGACAAAAATATTTTCAAGCCAGCCGTTACTTTTGGCCGAAAACGGGACTAAGGGTATGAGAACCTTGTTTTTGGCAGCCTTAGTGCTGCTAGCGGCTTGCCAACCAGAGCGCAACCCGGCCGAAATAGCGATTGAGAGCCATTTTTCGGCAGCTATGCGGGCGCAGGGCTACGAATTTGGCTCCGTCAAGCCACTGGATACGATGCGGCTAAGCTCCTACTACCACCGAGAGGCGTTGAACCTACAGGTAGAGGCGGAGGCTTGGCGAATACGGCAGCTTAACCCGCCCTCGCGCCCGGAGCCCGGTACGGTTTATTACAAGTACCTACAGCGTATTTTGCGGCTCAGAGACGCGGAGGATTCACTAGCCCGGTCCGCAAGGCCCCTCGCGCCTCATTCGGTCCGCTACGTTCATAGCTACCGCATTACGGACACGGGCGGCAAGCGTCAAGATTCGCACTCGTTCGTAACCCTAGATACGGCATTCAGGGTTCTAGAAGTGACTTGGTAGTCTACCGGTCCGGGTCCACATCGTGGAGCGTCTGAGTCGGGTAAATGAATGTTGGAGCCGGGGGCGGCCCAACCTCCTGCGTAAGCGGCGGTTTTGGTTGGGTAAGCGTCTTTAGCGTATCTATGCTGTAGCCAAGGAATCCAGCCGACGCCATACCCGCAAAGGTGACAAATACGGTCTCATTCACCGGGTGACCCCCGAATTGCTCGGCGGCGGCTGACACTACACACCAGACGAAGGCAATAACGCATATAATCTCGCGCGCGGAGTAATTGCCGTGCTTGTCTTTAAAAATCTGCTTTATTTTCATGTGTTTAATGAACTGAACGCTTGGAATTTACTATATCTTTGGCTTCTATCATTCACCTTAAACTTTTTCCGTATGTCTAAAGGCATCATTGACCCACCCCCGGACGAACAAAACCCGCCACCAATCAAAAGATTTCCTCAGCGGCAGAATGCGATTGATCCACCCCCAGATGAGCAAAACCCCCCGCCAATCGTGCTTAAATGGTCCTTTACAATTACCATTCCGCAAGGCGCGCGCGGATTCACCGTTGAGAATGAAAGCTAGAAGGCAGCTTACAACCAAAGAGCGGGCCAACCGGTCCGCTCTCCTGGCTTTCATCGGCATACCGCTCGTTGGTAATGCGTGGATACTGGTGCAAATACTGTGGCCGGACGTGGTATTTTTAACCATTCACTCAGCTAGCAAACCTCCGTTTCAGTGGATGCTTCACGCTTTTGTTTGGACGATTGGTACCAAGCTTTCGGCGGTTCTGCTTGCGTGGAGTGCGTATATTAATCCTGGCCGGCAATACGTGTATATTTGGCTGGCTGCCGCGTTGTACTTCGTGCTTGAGTCCGTAGAAAGCTTAATGACCGGGCCAGGATACGCCAAAGAGCTAATGGCACCGGGGTATATGCTACTTTGTTACCTCGCGTTTTACCTCGCTCCGAAACACCCACCAAATGAAGAACAGCACTAAGGCGAGTAACAGCCAGAACATTAACCTATAGGTATCTTCCCACCAACGGCGCTCTCGTATTGCCTCTATTCGTACTCCCGTTTTCTTCTCCTCCTTTACGTAGCCGATTTTTTGCTCCCTCACATCGACGGTCAAGCGGCCGTTCTTAAGCTTTACCAGGATACCGAGCGTATCGACCTCAAAGTCCTTATAGGCGGGAACGTTGATAAACACTTTGCGAATACTCTCCTTTAGCCCTTCCGCTTCGTTGCTCGTTAACTTGGTTTGCAAGGCACCTAGGAGGCTGTCTAAAAGGAAGTTCTCGCGGCTCTTGTCTCGAAACGATTGCGGCTTGTATTCAATTACCCGCTTTTCTATGCGGATTGTATCGTGAATCCGAACGGTTATCGTGTCGGTCCGTTTTACCCACTCCGGGTGCCTTTCGGATATTTCATCCAATAATTTGAGGTCTTTTTGTTGCTGCTTGATGCCGTGCCGAAAGGCGTTGCGCGCAAGGTGACGCGGGCCGCAGCCAACGAGAAGGACAAGAAGAAGCAGGAGTATTTGTTTCATGTTGTTAGCGTTTGCGTTGACCGAGAATAATACGCATTTCCGTAACGGTTTCCTGCATATCGTCTCGGTATCGTTGATTTTTTTCGGCGTTTGCCTCTATTTTGTCGTTGAGCTTGCTAATATTGGCGTTTGTTGCCGCCAGCGCCGCCTCTAACTTAGCGTTGCTCTCCTTGAGCGTTTTGATCTCAACCGACATAGTGGTCACTTGATCGCGCGCGGTTAGGTACGAACCCGCCCAGGCCATAATAACGGCAAAGACGGTTACGTATATTTGGTTGTGATGAAAGCCCAGGGCGGGCGGTTTGGTTTCCTCTGGCATTAGGTCTCCTCCTCTTTCTCTTTAGTTAAGGTTTGGTAGTTGGCAAGCGCTTCCGCCTGCATTTCGGCTATACACTGCTTAAGCAAGCGAAAGTGTCTGGTTACAGTGTCCATTTTGTCGGCCTCCGCCTCTGCCAGACTCTTAAGCAGCCTTGCCCGATCTTCCAGGCTGTACGGTAACGTATCTAGTTGCTGGATAAGGTGCTTGCGGAACATGTTACTCTGTTGCACCTCCGCAATAATTATATTAACAATTCCCTCGAACCGGGCTACATGCGCGCGTAAGCCGTGATGATAGACCCGCTGCACCGCCTCCTCGTAGATTTTTTGCCGGTCTTCCACCTGTAGCGCGCGGGTACATGTTATTTAAGCGTTTGTCCGATCTTCCAGGGATCAGCCTTGTAAATATTAACCTCTGGCACCTCAATAGACCTTAGAAAATCGGGTACATCAAAGAGCGGGCAAACCTTTTGATTCAACTGGTAATGCCCAGCAATCAGTATACCAGGGTAACGCTTTAAATAGCCCTTCACTAGCTGTACAATAGCCGCTTTTTGGGCCTCAGTTCGGTTATCTTCGTATACTAGCTGCCCCGCGCGCTTGGTTAGCCCCCCTATCCAGCTAATGTGTATTGTATTAGCCTTGTTATAACGTCCGTCAGGCGAGGGCCTAACACCGTTGGTTGCCACCTCGTGCCCATAAGCGGCATAAACGGAGCCGTCCCCCTCTACTAGGTCATTGTAACCTCCTATTGCCCAGCCGTTGCCGTAGGGGTGAGCTTTGCGAACGGATATTTTGGAGAAGGGCAACTTTTCGTCGGGTAACCACTCCTGCTTAGCGTAGTACTCGCCTTTGTAAAGGTATATTTCGCTACCATTGGGTTTGACTATTTTCTTCGGCCCTAAAAAAAAGTCCATAAGGTGGCCCCCTCTCGTCCAGGTACCGTTAGGCTGTTTTTGCCAGCCTGCGGTCGTGTGGATAACTAACATATCAATTTTTCGTGCCATAGTGTTACTTTTATATTGGCAAATTACGACCTTTTCCCTTTCCCGCCTAAAGCCGGTCGGTACGGTCCGTTTTGGCGGTCAATTAATAGTTAGCTACTAGCAAAAAAGAGAGCGTGAAGATGTGCCGATTCCATTCGTACTCTATTCCGCCTGTTTCGGCTCTGACAATCGCGGCGGCGTCGAAATTATTCTCTTGGAGCATGATAAGCCCGCCAAACTCGCTTAAAAGATCAATCAAATGATCGTGAACGGTTGGGTAAATCGTGGAAACATAGAGGGTAACTCTTTGCTCCACGCGGTAGCTGTTGCGCCGACCTTTACCCCTCCCATCTATCGTACCAAACCGGCCCGGATTTAAGCCGAAGTAAGCAACAACTGGGTAGTCGTTATTAATAAGCGTTACCGGCTCCACGTCATCCCCTAGCGGGTAGCGAACCATTTGATTGCTTCGCCGGCCGATGTGGGTTATACCCGTAATCTGGCCTTCCTTGAAGTGATTTTTAAGCGCCTTGACCACCGGATCAAGCAGACCGTCGAAATAGTGCATCCAGTTTCTTTCTTATGATTTCTAAGACTTGCTCGGACTCGTTAGGAGATAAGATAAAAATCTTGCCAAAGTATGCCTCTTGCCACTCCGCCTTTTGACCCTGCGGCACGCTGCTAAAGCCGACCACGTAGCCGCGTTCGCCGTCGCCGGAAACGGTGAAGCTATCCATAAGCTGACCGCTCAGCGTAAGGTCTATGTGTGAGGTCTGCAGACCTTCCTTGGCGCGGTATCTTTTGTAGCCAGGCGAGTAAGAGCCGCCGCCGATCTTGCCGCCGTTTGCCAGCTCGCCGCGTTGCTGGACGCGTTCGGTTATAAGCGCGGTCGCGTCTAATGCGGCCTCGCGCAAGAGCTTGTCGGTATCGCGCAGCGCGTCTAACTGCGAAAATAAGACAGTAACTACTTGTTCAACGTTGGTTTCTAATCGGATCATGGCATGCTGCCTCCGTACTCGACAAATCGCGTCTCCTTGCAGTCAAAACAAAAGCCCGAACCAGCCAAAGGCAGTACCTTTAGCGTTTGTTCGAGTGTTTTTTGGTATTCAGCGTAGTAGCTTTTCGCCGTCGATTCGGTCTGTTCGAGCAGCGAGGTAGTAAACACGTTGAGGCGCGGGCTAAGTAACTTAAAGGCAAGCAACTTTTCCCCTAAAGAGTACCAAAGCGGGGTTGCCAACTGTTCCCGATGCTCGCAAATAAAGGCTTCCAGCGAACAAGTAAAAGCGGCGTCAACCCACAGCGTAGGCTTGCCCGCGTTTGGTAAGGCTACTAAGTCGCTGTCTAGCCTGGCAAAGTAAGCGGCCAAATCGTCTTCGTCCTCGCAATCGCAATTTCGGTTTCTGTGGTGAGGCGAAGTAAGCGGCAGTCGGTGCGGGTCAAATTCGGCCAGTTCCAGGCCCTCAACCGCTTCCAGGCTTACGTATACCTCCTGTTTGCCGGTTGCCAGGGCTACCCGTACCGGTTCTTTCAATAGTATAGCATTAAAGCCCGCCGCTAAAGTGACCGGCTCGGTTGCTAAAACGGCTTGCGTTTGCAGGTCTATTACCGTTACCGTTGTTTCGACGGCTATTTTGGCAAAGACATACAGCGAGCGAATAACAATCTCGGAATAGCGACTACTCGGACTCCGCAGGATACCCCCCCGACTGCCGATGGCTTCCGCTCTCCAAACAAAAGGCTTTACCAGCACCGGCCGCTCGGTCTGGTAAAGCGTAGTATTGAAATTAACGCGCTTGTTCATTGCCGCGACTACATCGGTCTTTAGGCGCTGAAAGGCCCCGGCTTGCACCGAACGCCAAACCCCCAGAAAGTTTACCTGTTCTCGATTAGCCGACTTCTCCGCTAACTCGGTACTTATTCCTGGCAAGTCGTTTACCCATAACCCGGACTCCGGCACCTCGACGCCGCAGTCCCTAAGGCCGATATAGTCGCTAAGGCAAAGCATTAGGCAGCGTTAGCGATAGCGTTAAACGTACCGTTAACCCCGGCCAAACGGTCGCCAATCTTGAACATGTCGCGAGGGGCAACGAACAAGTCGTAATACGCGCTCACTTGAACGGTATACATCTCATCGCACTCGTCGGGCATGATTGAGAAGTCGTAAACCAAGCCAGGGATCGACGGATCGGGGATCGTACCGCGATACTTCGTGCCAATCGGCCGGGCAAACTCACCTACGTACTCGTTGTAACTCATAAATTGAGCCATCCCAGGGATAAGGATACCAAACGAGTTTTCATCTCCCAAAGCGGCGGCAGTGTGGATGTCCTTATAGAACTGAAAAGGCGCGCCTTGGCGCATCCGGCCAAAGTCTTGGCCTGCGTCGTTGCAGCATCCGTATTCGGCCGACATCATAGCGAAATCTAAGTTGCCGTGACCGAACAAGATAGGCCGGCCGGCAAAACCGGTCAGCTCAATTTGCTGCCGCATCTCGTTAAAGCCTTTCAGTCGCAAGGCGTGATCTTCCGACTTGATAAACGTAAACGTTTTCGAGTCACCCCCGCCGATCCAGTCGCCCACTTGCAGCGCGTAAGCCGCGAGCAAGTTTTGGTTGATGGAAACCCGCATTACGTCAATGTCGCGGTAGAACTTTTCGGCAATCTCGCCCATTACCGCGATATCGGCGCGAGGTTGGCCGTTTACGTTCCGGGTATTTACCGGCAAGGTACGGTACTGCTCGAAAGCGGTACATAAGCGGCGTACCTCGGCTTCGGTCATACCGTACTTGTAATGCGACGCCATGTTGATGGAGTAATCCTCCTCCAACCGAGGCGAAGAAACGCCTTTATCGCAATCCTTCGTATCGGTTACCTGGTTCGGAGTAGCGCGCTGAGCGTATACTACCCGTACCTTTTTAGGATTTCCATCCTGACCGCCGGCCTCGCGGATAATCTGAACGCCGGCCGTGTTGGTCGGGTCCATCAAAGACTGAGTAAAGCCAACCTGGGTAGCTAACCCCGAAGGGCGACCGCCCGTTGCTTGTTCTAAACCAATGAGTAGCGCCGGGCAAGCGCCGGCAAGTTCAAAAGACATTGTTTTGTTACAGTTGGACGCCTTGGTCTTTCAGGCTGTCGCTTAGCAGCCTACCAAAAGCGCCGGAGGAAGCGTTTGCGTTGTTTGGACCCGAATTAGAGGGCTCCACGGTCTTAACTCCACTGTTGTTTGGTTTCGGCTGGGAAACCTCGGTAAATTTATTTTTAGTCATTACCGTACCGACAAGCGAATCAAGGCTTACGGGTTGGTGATTGAGCAAAAAATCAAGGGTTGGGTCGGCGGCTTGGACTAACTTTTCCTCGCCGTTACTGTACACTAACTTAGCACCCATGGCGGCAAGCTCTTTTTCGAGCGCCGCCTTTGCCACTACGCCGCGAAATTCGGGCATAATAGCCTCCGTCCATTGCTGACCGGCAAAGCGAGCGTAGATGCCACGATCCAGGATTTGTTGCTCGTAGCTGTTTTTTAATCCTTCCAGCTCGGACTTTGGAACGTAACTCTCTTGGTATTCAGCAAGCTTTTCGTTCAGTGCTTTCAACTGTTTTTTGGCTTCCGTTTCGTCTTCGCCATCCTTTTTGCCCGAATCCTTGAGCGCTTTAATAGCCTCCTTGAACAAAGCGGGCTTTTGGAAGGTGTTGGTCTCATCCTCTACCTTTTTGGCGAAATCTGGCCCTAAAAGTGAGGCTAGTTTTTGAAACTCAGCATCAAGCGAATTAAGCAGAGGTGTACGGAAGTACTTTTTCAGCTCCGGGTTCTGCTTGGCGGCTTCCAGTTGAATCGTACCCATCCCCTCAAGCGCTTGCTCTAGGGCTTCGGGTACTTTGATTTTCGCTAAATCGGCATTTGTTAGCAAGCCGACTAAATCGGCATTGTCGGCGGGTAGTCCGGCGCGCAGGGCGGCGGCGTTCAACAGGTCTGCAAGAGACTTCATTTACGATTGGTTTTCCGTGGTAGAGCTATTTGTCGGCTGGCTCCCTTCGCCGGTATTTTCTTTGGGTTTTCTGGAACCCCTTTTAGATTTCTTTTCTTTTTCATCCCCTTCGTCTTCGTCCTCTTCGTCTGCCAAGGTTAGTTGGCCGTTCCGCTTACGAAGAATCAAGTCCATCTCTTCGGCTGACAACTGGAAAGTCTTGTGAATGTCAGGCGCGCCTTCTTTGTGAAGGATTACGCCTTCCCAGGCAGCAAGGCGGGGCTTGCCTTGCTGGTCCCGTTCGGTTGCTTGGAGCCGGTACAGCTCTTTGCTAACGGTTTTCACTTTGTACCCTAGTCCGTTGCCCTTCCGGTCTCGCACGGGTACTCGAACCTTTACGGTGTTTTCTGAGTCCATATTTTTACCTTATTGAACTACGCGAATTATCTTGGTGAATCAAAGCGGGATGAATCGCGTAAACCTTCAACTCGCTTTGTATTTGTGCTAAGACCTCATCAATACCGCCTTTGATCTCGGAAGTATGGGTTAAAATATGTTCTATTGCCGACTGATCGACCGCGTAGGCGTGGGTGAGCCAATTTCTATCGGCCGCGTAAATGCCGTGCCCGTGCTTTTCATCTAACAACGTATTGAGGCCGACCCGTTCACCGTTCTGGCCTCGCTCTTTCGTAACCAGGTAGTCGTAATTCCAGCGACCTAAATACAGCATCTGCCAATCAGTCGGCACCGCCTCGTATACGTCCTCGAACCTTTCGGCAAAACCTTTTACAAATTCGGCGTCATCCTCCAAAATTAACGTTCTTTGCCACCCTTCCTTTTGGATGCGTTGGTACAGCATGCGGTGCGAAAGAAAGCACCCTACTTCGCCCGCGTTCAACGTCCGGGTTGAGATTAGCGGAATGGGTATCTGCACCTTCGCCCCCCTGACGCACTCCACCCGCTCGGCCTCGACTCCCAACAGCTTTAGCCGCGCCTGCATCCGCAAGTAACGGTCGGCGCGGGTGTTGCAGTTGATCCAAAAAATCTTATCAAAATAGGTATTGAGCATGCTTAAAAACGGTCAAATACCAGCAATGTATTTTGAAACCACCACAAAGCGTCGCCGTTCATCTTTTGGCGAATCTCGTTTGAGAGCCGACGGTTATAAACGAAGTTTCGCTCCTGCATCCGCCGCACGATATACACATTTGAGCGCTCGTTTACGTGACCGATACCACCTTGCCCCGGAATTGCCCAACTCATTACAATTCGCTTCTCCGCAAACCGGGCTAAGGTATCCAGAAAATTACTTTCGCCTTCCTTTTCTATGTGCTCGCCAACCTCAAACGACAAAACATTGCCTTTTGGCAAATCAATCGTTACCGGTTTAGACAAGTCCGCAACGTGGGTATTCTTAAACTGGCTTGCGTCGGGGGTACCTTCTATACCAATGCATTCAAAACCCTTTTTCGCCAAAAACTTAAGGTAGTCGCCGCGTCCGCACCCAAAGTCGAGGACCGGCAAGCTTTTGTCGAGCAAAGCCGGCAATGCTTTGGCGAGATTGTCGCTCGAATAATGGTGTTGTTTGGCTTCTTCGGTTGTCCAGATCATGCGTTTTGCGACTGCAAAGGTTAACAAATATAGGCGCTCAGATGATACGCAACAAATAGCCTACTTTTTTACGTTTTTTTCATAAATCTCACGGCTTACCGGAATAAGTTTATGCTTGCACCGGTTGCCACCAAGATACGTTCGGATGTTTTGCGAATTAGTGCCGGCTATCCGTCCCGCCCATTCCAAACTTGCCCAACTTTGCACCTCCGCGAGCGTGTAGTAGCCGCCTACTCTGGATCGACAAAACGGCCGGGTTGTCCGAATTGTCGTACCGGCATAAAAGTAATGCGACAAGCCAAGATCGGCGCTTATCGCTTCCATATAATTACGCTGGTATTGGTGGATCGCATCATCGGCAACCTGCGTTGCGTAACGCTCAAGCTTCCCTTTTACGTCTTCGCTTCCGACTATCTGGTTTTTGAGCATCGCTCGCAGGTCTTTATAAGTTGTACCGCCCGCGATTGACTTCTCCAACAAGCTCGTTACAGGGTCAATAAAATTCGCACTCATTCCCGCCCCCAATAGCCCGCTTATCGTCGTTCTTACGTTGGCTTCTTGCACGGCCAAATAAAGTGCCTTGTCGGCCCTAAAACCGACGTTGAGCGTTGCAAAGTAGTCGCGAATTAAATTGCCACTACTGGCAAACGTTTTCATGAACTGCCGAAGGGCGACCGAGTAGCGGCTATCCTCGACAATTTGACCCATCCTCAACCGCAGCTTGTTAGCTAGCTTCAAGTTATCCACACTGGCAACTACATTAGTCGCCGTTCGCTTCATTTCGCTAATCTCCGCTAAAACTTCTTCCAAAATTTCCCGCTCCGCCTCCGGAACCGATGCCTCGAACGTTAGAAGCGCCCTCTCCGTCAGCCGGTCGAGTTCCGCCAAAATCTCCGCTTGTTGGTTGGTCATAGGTCGCAATTACGAGTGCCGCGTTATTTTCCGCAATGAGAGCTACCGCTAACTCCCGAAGCTTGTTCATTTGCTTGGTGTAGTCGAGGTCGAGGAATTTTTCATTTTCTTGAATTGCGGCGGTTAAAAACGAATGCAGGTTGCACGAAATAACGTAGTTAATCAGCGAGGTACCGCGACTACTCACCATTGCGAGTTTTTCGTCAACCGTTTTGTGGGGCAGCGGGTCGAGCTTGGTTACCGCTTTAATGAGGCGCGCCTGGGTACTTCCTTCCCCGAACTCACGAACCGCGTACTGCAATTCCAGCTCCGACGTAATGGTTGGCGAAAAGCCGTTCTCGCGCGCAAATTTGGCGCGTTCGGCCGACAGTTGCGCGTATACCAAGTCGAATTTCGTTGGTACGTTCAACTGTGGCATTAACGACTCACGAACCGAAGAGGTAGGTACGGCTTTTTGGTTTCTCCATTCGTTGACGAAATAGTAACAAGGCACCAAGATGTTATGGATAATGTGGCGCGCTACTTCGGTAAAGAAGGCGTTCATTTCCTCACGATCTAATGCCTTCGCGTACCCGCTGTTAACGCCTGGCTCTTGATCCAAAAAGCCCATGTTCAGCGCGTCCAGACCTTGCCGGATTTTGTCTTTGTATTCGTCCTTTAGGTAGGTAAGCGAGCCAATATCGCGCTGTACGTTCCCCATTGGCGGGGTTGGAATGCTCATTGCGTCCGACTGCGAAATCTTAACGGACGGCCGCACCAACTTAACCCCGAAAGGGGTACGAACGCTAATCTTGCCGCTGCCGCTACAGACCTTGCAGCTCCGGGTAATATTGACTTCTTCGCCTTTCCGCAGGGTGATTTCTTTAACCTTGCCTTTCGTACAGCCGGCAGCCTGGCACTCTTGGTCGCTTATCTCCCACCTGTCGGGGTGAAGATGCAACACCATATTTACTTGGTGATCCGAGTACCGCCGAACGGCTTCGTCCCAATCATCAATGCACGGATCAAGCCAGGAGCGCCAAAGTATTTGCCCGCCTTCGTAGGCATCGACTAGCCCGCCAAGCTGAAAAGCCGGAAGATAGCCGATATTGTGTTGTACGTCGGTCGTAACGTAATAGCGGACGTTGCCGTCCTGCTCTACTTTTTGCCAGACTTGGTATTGCTCGGAATCGAGGACGTGGTAAACCGTGCTAACCGTTCCCGCCTCCTCTCCACTCTTGTAAAAACCCGGCAGACGGTCCTTAAGAACGGCTAGATTTCCGTCCTCAAAGAAAACGACGTCGGCTGTTGCAAAAATGTGAGTAAAAGGCTTGTAATACTCGTTTGAGACGTCGGTTAGCTGCTTTGGGAATACCGCAACTACTGCGTTCGGGTCTTGGCACATCGTCTGAAGCGCCAAGGAGAAAAACCAGTTCTCTAAGCTATCAAAGGTGGGGTAATTCTTGGTTACATATTGCTGTAACGACTCATTCTCCGGAAATCGAAACGTTTCCTCTTTCGGAAAACTGATTCCCCAGTCCTCCGCGAGCCGAACCTTGGAAAGCGTCGTAACGACCCGGCTAAACGACTTTTTGGTTGGCGACTTAAACACCTTGCGCCGGTAAACCTTGTATTGGTCCTCCTCGTTTGGCCGCACAATATCCATAAGGTCTTCGGAGTAGTGACCTTTGGCGTGTACGCGCAGGTTTTCCGCATGCCGTTCCCCTTCCAAAAGGAAAGGGGAACGGGGGTACGTCGGACTTAGAATATCAGCTATGCGGCCGCTATCAATCATATGTTTAGATCGCAAAAACAGTTTCAAGCGTTGCCGCTACTCCGCAAGCGTTTTGCAAGCGAATCGTTACCTCTTTTCGGCCGGCTTCGGTTGGCGTACCCGAAATCCGGATACCCGCGCCGTTCGGTTTAAGCGCCAAAACCAGTCCGGTAGGCAGCTTAACCTCGCTTGTTACCGTTGCGGAGTCGATTTTAACGCCAACGGGAGTGTTTAGCTCAACCGCGATTGGGCTACCTACGCCGCCCGTCTGCGTCACGTCCACTTCCAGGCCGAAAATAGCGGCCGTGCTGCCTGAAACGTTCAAAAATTCGGCGTCTTCCACGTCAAAAAGCGACTGGCAGCAGTCGAGCGGGAACGTATCGGCGCGGTAGGGCAGCGGGTGCTTGGGATCGCGCCAAGTAACCCGAACGCCAATTTGTATTTGCGTCGAGTTGTCATCGGTAACGGCGGGTTTTGGGATCAAGGTTGCCGTTGTGCGAACCGGCCAAGCGTAGTTGGCCGTGAAGAACACAAAGTAATACCGAGACATGTTTTTAGCCAGGTCATCGTAAAAACCAATGTTCTCAATCGCTACGTAGTCCGTGAAGTCTAGGCCGTGATTGTAACCAAGCAGCTTTTCCGCCTGACGGCCTTGTCCCGGCCCCATTTGGGCTTCGCCGCCGTCGTACATCCCCGAAACGTTGCGGATTACGATAGCGCGGCAAGCCAGCTCAGCGGCTAGCAGTGATTCGGCCACCTTTTCGGGCGTAGACGTGTCAAGCACCGTACCGTTCCGCAGAAAGGCAAAGTGGATAATCTTATTTGGTTCCGCGTCGTTGTCGGAAACGCAGATGCGCGGGGTTTGTTCGCCTTCCGCGCAAAAGAGAGAAACAGCCATTTTAAGGATAAGGGGTTAATTATGCAGCCTCCGACCAAACGAAAATAAGGGTAATGGAGGTAAGTAGGAGTGTTACCTTGAGCGCCAGCCTTGCCCAGGTCGGTAATAAGCTTAATAATCTATCCAACCAAGAGCGCTCGCCTAAATAATAGTGCGGCAATTCGCGTCGTTGGTTGAGTCGCAAATCAAAGATAAGCCAAAAAAAAGCCAGTGAGCAACTTAAGCCCGCTGCCGCGCTCAACCAGCCAACCCCAGCCAGGTAAGCAAGCGCAAACAAGGAGCTACCAAGCACCCCGCCCCGCATAACCGCACTACTCCAATACACAATTGTGCGGTCGCGGCCTATTTTTCTGGCATCGTATAGGCTCTCTATTTCAGCCGCAATAAAGGACCAGAGGAGGCAAGCCAGGGTGAAGCCTATTTCCGCGACCATTTCTTGTAATAATAAAATCCAACCACCCCAAGCGCGGCAACGAAGGCGACAATAAGGAACAACGAAACGTCGTCATCGTATCCGTAGCGATGCGTAGACCACGCAGCGCCGATAGTAAAGAATAGAAGCAATGCAAAAAGGGGGCGAGCGTCTTTCATACGTTAACCTTATAGGTATAGACTAGTGGAAAGGTGTTTTACTATTGTGTATTCAACGTTAGATTTGGTGATAACGTCCGCTATAAATTCGGCGGTCTCGCGACGGTCGCCGTTCAAAACGATTGGATCGGCCGAAGGAGCGAGGATTTGCCAGCTTTTAGCAGCCGCCGCGTAGGAGGTCGGCGTAATCGTAAGCACCACCCCGCGCGCGGGCGTAATGCGGATCGGCCGGTTGAGCCCAAAGCCGCGCAATTGGTTAACCTCAAGCGAGCCGCTGCCAGTTACAACGATCTCTCGTACGTGCTCGCCTTCTTGGAATACGTTTGCGTTGCCGAATCCGTCAAGCTGAACGTAGCCGCCGTCCGTATCGCTTTGTCTAGCCTTCTCGACTACCCGGCCGCCACCTAAAGCGACCGACTCGGTATATCGCGCTACTTCTACCCCGTCCTCAAACTCTATCCATTCACCTTTAGCGCCGTCTATGGTAGCTGAAAGACCGCCTCGAACCCTAAAGGTTGGCGTCTGACCCGAATCTAAGCCAAGAAATGTAACCTTTATCCCCGATGGCTGGATTCGCACCCGCCTTACGCCGGCAATTGCGGGCGGGAGTGTACGTATAGCTTCGCTGGCGTTGCTAGACGTAAAATTTGTTATCGGACTGAGTAATCCTTTGTTTAAGGCAAGGTCCGCAAGGTCAGTAACGCCGGTTATATCAATAGTTACCGCTGACTGAGCCAAATTGACCGTTTGAGCGCTTAGCCGTACCGTTGCGGTTAAGTCCGTGGGGTTGCGGGTTGAGTAGGAAAGCCGCCAAACCAAAGGAACCGTCGTTTGGCCGCCTAAGACTACGTTACTAGCAACCACGTTGTTGGCCGGCACCATTGTGTACGAGGCGTAGTCGGCATCCTCGCGGTACTGGCAGTACGAAAGAGTATTGCTCTCAAATGTCGTTTGAGTATTTAGCAACTCAAGGTCAGAGCCCAAGCGGACGCTATAGAGCTTGTTGTTCCGGATTCTCGGGTTACCCCAGGGGAAATTATTGGTCGCGTCGAGTGCTTCCGAGTAGGTCGTCCCAAAAAAGCCGCGCGTTTCGTTCCCGACCGCGTCCGCCCTCCCGACTACCTGGTTGGCGGTGAAATTGTAATTCACCAGGTCAGATTGCGACTTGTAGTGCGTATCGTTAAGCCGGTTGGTTTGGAGAACAAGGTTGCTTTCAGTGGCTACGGCCGTGCTTGATTGATTAACCGCGATTGAGTACACGTTGTTTTTCCAAGCCACCAACTGGCCGGCATTCCGAGTAAGCGAAGGTCGCCAAGTCGGCTGGGTAGCGTCGTACTTTGGCAGCCGCGACAGGATGACGCCGACCGGAGCGAAGGTATTTGACGTTAGGGCGTGCAACACGATGTCGCCAACATTGCCGCGACTGTTAGCTGTTGTTGGTCGGTCGGTAATCCGGTACATCCGGCCGGGCGTCAGGGTGCCGACTCCGACAGCGGCCGCTACTCGCGCCTGCGCCTGCGCGTAGGTTAGCGACTCGTAGACGCTCGCCGTAATTTGTGCCCGGTTGTCGAGCGGAAACTCTTCTCCGCCCTGAAAAACGTATAGCCTAGAGTCGGATTGCTTGGCAAAAACACTCGGTAGGTTTTGAAAGGCTACCCCGCCCAGGTTATACGTCAGGTAGCGGTCACCTAACGCGCCGCTTGTGCCGATTGTCCACCGGTTAAGCGTAGTGCCCTTGTCGGTGCCTTGGGCATGGGTTGAGCTTATCTCTTTCCAGTCCAACGGCGACGTCGTAGGCACTGCGCCTAACGAGTTACGAAGCGTCTCCCAAAGGCGACCGTCGTAGCTCACTTTCTGCGGATTCGTCGCGTTGTGCTGGTATTGCTGATTAGAAACCCAAGCGTCGAAATTAGCCAGTTCGTCCGCCGGCGGCGCGGATAGCGTATCCAGCAGGTCGCGCATCAAGGCACCAACCCTTTGCGCGGAGTTCGCTTTCTTTATCGTTTCGTTCGCGATTTCCTGCGCGCGCTCGCGTAGGTTGTTAATCGTATCTATAGCCATAATTAGTTAAATGTATCGTCAAAGGTGAAGTCAAAAATACGAGCCTCCTCAGCGGCCGGCGCGCTTACGATTGTTAGGTCGAGTTCGAGGCAATACCCCTCCTCGGTGCGAGCTTTTATCGTGATTATCCGGGAGTCATCGGTCGTGCTGGTTCCGCTGAGGATAATTTGCCCGCAATCGGAACGCAGCGCAAGGCCGGCCGGCAGCCGACCGGTAACGCTAAACTGGATTTGCTCAGCAATCGGAAAAAAGGAATACACTACCTCTGCGGGTTGACCGGTTACAATGGCGACCACTTCCTCGCTAGCTTGCGCCCCTTCCGCCTGGTACGCATAACGTAGCGGCGAGCAAGTATAGGATACGTCGACTGCCGGATCGGTGCCGCAACCGAAATTCGTTTGGTTGTATCCTTGCTCGAATGCCTCGAACTTGGTAATGTAATACGGGTGGAAGCCGTCACGTTCGGCGAAGGTCTCGAAAAACTCAGTTTCTAACTCGCCCTGGACGCTCAAAGGCCGGCCGTTAATGAAGAAAGAGGAATGCTTGACCGCGACCGCTAAGGCCGCTTGGGTTAGTTCGTCCACATAACCGGTCGTTACCTCAAGTTTTTTGTCAATTACGACGTTGGCCGTTCGGAAAACCCCGTTTGACTGGCGGTAAACCTTCTCTTTTATCGGATACGTCGGCTTGTTTACGTAGAGATGCAAGCGGACTTGCTGGTAAAAGCCGGCCGCTGCCGGGTAATTGAACCCAAAAGCGAGCCTCGAATCAGAAAACCGAATGATTTTGGTTTCCGGATGATCCCCCACAACCAAAAAATTAGATACGGCAATCGCGAGCGGCGCTCCTTCGGTACCGGTTCGCTCCTCCGTCACCAACGAAAAGCCGGTATTAGTCCCGGTCGGACTTATTTCGCATACGCGGTCGGTCTCTTCCCAATCGTTCCAAAGGATCGGAACCCTGAACAAAACGACTTGGTAGCAACCGTCCTCCAAATCCACCGGCACGTTGAGCGTAACTTGCCAAGGAGCCTCTAACGCTTCGCTTTCGACTGTGCCCGCGTCCAAGGTGACAACCTCGCCATTCCGGATAAGGCCAATCTTGCCCATATCCCCCGGGTTTTCGGTCAGGAAGCGGATTTGGTCGCCCCGCTTGATTGGTAGAGCGTATTCGGGGCTGGTTTCATCGCAGTAGCCAAAAATCGCCTGTGGTTGATCGTCGGGCAACGTAAAGCCCTCAGCGACAAGCGCGAGCGGCGGCGGGGACCAACGGAGGAAAGATTTTATCATTGCAGCCCCCCTCCGTTTGGCGGTGGACAAATCCAGCTCGGGCAACTAGCCCCCATCTCAAAGCCCAACGTCCAGCCTTGCGCGCAAGGTGTTTGCGGCTGAGGGCCAACGGGCGGGCAACCAAAGTTGCAAGAGCCGTCGTCAACCGTAGCGTCCGGGTTATAGTTGGTAGCGGTTGGGTCCGTGCAACCCCTGATCGGAACCGGACAGGTCACTTGATCCGTGACAGGGGCGCGGTAGTCGGCTTGCCCGTTCGTGTTTGGTTTTTGCTGCCCCGTCGCCGCGTTATCGTCGGTATAATATTGCTCAAGGGTTGCCCAGCCTTTTTGACCGGTATTATAGCCGTTCGCCGTTACGCAAAATTGACTAGACGCCAGCACGCGCCAAGCCGTCGCGCGTGGTAGGGCGCAGTTAGCCGGATCAGATAGTCGAATTTGGCGCGTTTGGGTTATTGGCATTAGTTCGGGGCCTTGAGAAGCGAAAAGTTAGCCGTCCCGCCGTCCGCGTTAGGCTCGTAGGATACTTCGCGAATATAACCGCGCGCAAAATCGTCCTCGCAACGGAAGGCAACGGCAAATATAGCGTTTTGCTGCAATTCGAGAAATTCCGTTAAACTGAGAGGTGCTGAGAACGAGAAAATTTCGGGCTCAAACAGCGGTGTTACGTTTAGCGGTACGTTCATATCCTGGCTCACCCGCGTAACGAGACCGCCGCAACTGTCGGGCAAAAGGTCGGATTCTTTCACGTTACCCGTACCCGTCTGAAAACGCAATACCGGGTTGACCTTGCGGACCGTTGAGGTAGCCAGCACCCGCCGCCAATTGTGAGCCATGCGGACCGGGGACAAGCGCAGGTTGTAGGCTGTTTCCGGCGACTGCATGCCGGTGACATCGACAAACTCCTCGTTGCGCTCCGACACGGTGCCGGTCGGGTGATTTTGGTTCATGCCGTCGCGCGAATAACGTTTAGACTGCAGAGCTGACTTGTTGAGGGCAATTAAAAATAAGTCGTTATCGTTGGCCGCATCCTTGGTTTGCTCGAACTGCTTGCGCCGTTGCAGCTCAATCAAGTATCCGCCCGTAATCAAGTTGCTTATTGCCGAAATCTTCCGTTTCGCGTTTTCAATCGGCAGTACGTAGCTGCGTTTCGTCTGGATTTCATCTACTCCACCTACGAGCCCGGACTCCCACTTTGAGTAACCAACCTCGAACTCGTTAACGATGCTTTGCAGGTCAACCGAACGATCCACATCTGAGACACCATCAAGCGACAAGGCGGTTTCGTTGCGGTAAAAGTACTCGCGCGGTTCAACCCGGACAACTTCGTGTTGGATGCCTTGCACGGTGACCCCAAAGCACCCCTCCACGTTGGATACTAACCGAAACTGATCTACGCTTTCTCGCAGCGGTACGCGGTAGAGGCGCGGGTCAAGCGTGCTTACTGATTCTTCCCAAACCACCTCACCCGCGCGCAACAGTGCCAACTTAACCAACAGATTGGGCGCTATGCTGCCAGTTAGCTTAATCTCGTAATAGTTGGCCGACAAGGGCAAGGGGGCGTATTTAGTATTGTCGAACGGAGAAGTACAAAACGAGGCATCAAGTAGTACGTCGGTAGGCACTCCCTCAACCTCTACCCGTCTACCCAGGCAAAAGATAGCGTCCAGGCCGTTATACAGCGCCTCAAACGAGGCGGATAGCGGGTAATCCAGCCCTTCGGCCGTTTTTGCCTGTCGAATCGCGAGCCCGTTCGTTAGTAGGTTCCACTTTTGGCAAGTGTTGGTAAAAAAGTCCGACCTAAACGAGTCGGGCTCGCCGGTTATGCTCTCGGTTATGCGTTCAAAGGCTTCATGCACCAACAAACCGCGCGCGCTTGAGGGCGCGTACACGCTGTCTTCGCGGTATTCAAGAAAGCTGCCGTCGCGGATGAAGTCAACCGAACCAACCAGCACCCCAGGCGATCCCACCCGAACGATTTCCAAGTACAGAAAGAGGTTGGAGTCGGTCGGAAAGTTAGCTGTGACTTCAAAGGGGTACTCTAACGTAGTAGTGCCGGGGCTTACCGTCTGCTCACCCAAAAGAAAATCGGAGGTTATCGCTTGCGACTGAACGCCCCGAACGGTTAGCTTAAGCCGGAACTTTAGGTTAATTACCGCGCCGTTAACCGAAAAGTAGTTGACCGCGAAACGCACCCGTCCTTTCGTGGGTAGCGAACGGACTGTTACCCCGGCTGGGAAGGTAAAACCAGAGTAAAAAAGAGGCTCCCCAAACGATCCTGCCGGCGAGGTACCAAAAGAGGTTGGCTCCATTGTTTGGTCAACCTCGCCGCCAACCGTCTGAAAAGGAGGAGTAACGTTTTTTTGGCTCCGGTTTAACTCAAAAACCATTTGCCAGCGAGTCAGCGCCTCGTTAATAACGTAATTGCTCCGGAAAGTCACCTCTCGTGAGTGCAAGAGCGCGGCGCGGTAAGGCGCAATGGGCATCGTGAGGCCGTCGATTCCGACCAACGAGTCCAGATTAACCGGTACGTCGAGTCGGTTTTTAAAACGCGAGGTTAGGCCGCTTTGCACTAGCCCGACCGTTACCGAATCTGGCAAGCAGTCCGGGCAACCATTGTTTTCCTTGTAAAGCGCAAAGTTTATGCGGCCGTTATAGGTGTAGGCAACGCCCTCGCAGTCGGTAGAGCCCTCAATCCGAATGTTTACCTTGGCGTCGATACCTTCCGCGTTGAATTTTGATTGCAGGTACTTCGCGCCCTCACCCGTGAACTCCAAGCTGTCCGAGAAAACCAGCTCCACGCCCCCCAGCGCGTCCGATCGACGGAAAGTGAACTGTACCGAGTCCCATTTCTGAGGCTCTGCCACTTCGTTTCCATCAAGCCAAAATGTCCACATTAGAGCGGGAATTGATTGTTAAGTATTTCGGTTACGGAGTCTCCCTTACGGATATAGGTTTCAAAGCCCTTTTTGTTCAGGTTGAATTCGTGAACGGGTTGGTTGCGTTGCAATTCGAGCAAGCGGTTCGTTTTGCGCTGTTCCATCAATAAGGCGGAGTAGTTGCCGGAAGGTTGGGCTACCCGATCGCCTTTGGAGTAGTCCAGTACGAATTTATTGATTACCGAACCGGGGATTTTACCGTCAAACATCGCATCGTACGTCGTACGGTATTCCTTCATTTTGTCGGTTGGCATAACGCCTTCGCCTGGTTGCAGCATCGCAAATACACTGTCTTTACCCATATCAAAGCCCGGTACCGATTTAGTCCCTTTCTTGAACTTAGGCAGTGGTCGAGCCAGGATGAGAGCCGCTTGCAAGGCTCCTTGTGCCGCCGCGATACCCGCAAAGGGCAAGCCGACCGGAACGCCAAGCGTTGCTAAGGTCTTGCCAATAGCTACCGCCGTATTGATAGCTACGTCGAAAAGCGCCTTGTCGCGGTCTTGCCGCGCCTGCTTGGTTTTTAATGCCTTTTCTTGACTGTCGAACTTAGCCGCGATAAACGCTTTCGCCTGCTCGTTGTCCCCGACTAGCTTTAGCTCCCGGTCGCGAGCCTCTTGGATCGCCTGCGCGCGCTGCTCGTTCTTAATATCCTGAATTTCCGAGTAGGCGTCGCCAAGCGTGGTTGCTACATCGTAGAACGTTTGCACGTATTCAAGGCGCTTCTCCATTAACGCTTTTTCGCGCGCCTCTTCCGCCTTATAATACTCATCGAGCGCAGCGCCCCGGACATCCTGCGAAATCTTTTGAAAGGTCTGTTCAAACTTAGCGGCCGTTTCAAGGTTTATCGCGTCGAGCGAGGGCTCGTCCAGCTCTGGCACCAAGGCAACCGGTACTTGCTGCT